AGTTGCATGAAAAATCTTTTTTTATTAGTGAAAAGCATGATGTTCGGTATCAAACTGACAAGCCAGGCATTTCGTATTTTTCCACAAGAGGACTGGAGGATGCAGTGAATTTATATGATGCTACTAAGATTGTGAGGCACGGCGGTTTGTCAGCAGAACCACTTCCAATGAAAGATTTTTTTAGAAAGGAGTAACGAATGAGAGAGACGAAAGATATTGAAATGAATAGCCTGGCCGTAGAGTGCGAGAACTGCATGAGTACACATAAGGTATCAGTATACATAGACTTTACCGAACCGGTTAGCTACAGAGAAGCCGAACAGTATGTTACAGAGCTTATATGTCGCGGACAGAGAGATCTTGAAAAAGAGAGCAGCAGACTTGCGGTGAGCTATATGGAAAAGAAATGTGCTACAAAATAGAGCTACAAGATAAAAATATATCAAGGGAGGAGATAGATAATGCCAAACGTAAGGCCAATCAACAAGAAGTATGGAATATCCAAGCATGCCTTTGCTACGGCATACTCGTACTGCCTACAGTGTAGCGAATGGAAGGCAGAGATAGAAAATAACACAGACACCTACAGAAGCCCACAGGTTACAGGGATGCCTACAGGGTCAGGCGGTGGATCTGATGCGACAGCAGATGCCGCGATGAGAAGGGCAGAACTGATCGATAAGGTTGCGTTGGTTGAAGATACAGCCAGGGCAGCAGTCGCCGGATATGATGAGATATATCCGTATCTCCTCAGGTATGTTACCACAGAAGGCTGTACATATCGCATGATAGACCAGCAGGGAGTACCGTGCGGCAGAACATTGTTCTACGAGATCCGCCGCAAATTCTATTACATGATGGCAAAAAAAATATAAAGTGCGGCACTCAGAGGACAAGAAAACAGATATAGTTATATCATCGCCAAATGAGGATAAGCCCTCAAACATATATATGAGCTCCGGGAGACCGGAGCTTTTGTTGTGGAGAAATGTATGAAAGCTGATGAACTTAAGAAGTGGATAGAGGAATTGATAGACAAGGATGAACTGTGGAGGTTCTACAAGTCAAAAGAGTGGAGATCACTCAAGGATAAGATTCTAAAGGAGAATCACTACGAATGTGCCGAGTGTAAGAAGCGAGGAGTCATCACCAGATACGATGTGGATGACGAAGGCAACAAGCATCTTCTCAGCACGGTACACCATGTACAGTTCGTTCGCAAGCATCCAGCTCTGGCACTCAGCAGGACATATACATATGGTGGCAAGACATATCAGAACCTTATACCGGTATGCAAGGCGTGCCACAACAAGCTCCACCCTGAGAAGTGGAAGAAGAACGGATATAAACACAACGATGAAGAACATTTCGTGAATGAAGAACGCTGGTAGAGTACCCCCACCCCCCTATTACCCTAATTTTGGAGAGGGGAAAGCAACGGGGGAATGGACACGACAAAACATCCTCGCGCACGCACGCGAGAAAAAAGTGAGGTGAGATCAAAAAAATGGCACAGCAGTCGCAGGCAAAAATCAGAGAGTCGCTCATGGCACAGCTCAGAGCCAAGGGTGCAGATGTATCACATTTTGAGGCACTGGTTGATGATTACATGGAATATTGCAAGCTGATCAAGAAGATGAAGGCTGATATCAAGAAGCGTGGTATGACATATACGGCCACATCGGCAGCAGGCAAGGAGTACGAGAAAGACAATCCGAACGTCAAGCTCCTGCCGCAGTACACGAGAAGTCAGCTCGCCATTTTAAAAGAACTCGGACTCACAACAGACAAGATAGCGGAGGACGACGGCGATCTTTAGGCTTGACAATATACCGGAGATTCAAGAGTGGATAGACATCGTTGAACATGACACCTACAAGTGCTGCAAAGACCAGAAAAGTCTAGTAGTACACGTAAAAAGATGCTTTGAAAATGAGCCAATTCACGTTGACACGGAACAGCTACAAAAGTATATGCACTTGTGCGAGCAGTATGTGCCATTTGAACTGTTCCCGTGGCAGCGTTTTGTCATAGCATTACACGATTGTACATATTGGGACGACACAGGAATGCCAAGATGGCCTGACCTTTTTGCAATGCTAGGCCGAGGCGCCGGAAAAGATGGCATGATAGCTATTGAGAGCTTTTGCTTATCATCTCCATACAATGGTATCCCTGAATATGATGTTGATATCTGTGCAAATAACGAGAATCAGGCAACAAGGCCGGTTAATGATTTAATCGGATTCTTTGAAATGCCAGGAATTGTCAAAAAAATGCGCAGATTCTACAGCTGGACTAAGGAAAAAGTAGTAAGTCTTAAGACAAAGAGCACTATTATCGGCAGAACAAACAGCCCGAAGGGCAAAGATGGACTCCGTTCAGGAATAGTCATATTCAATGAGATCCACCAGTATGAGAACTATGCAAACATAGACGTGTTTACAACAGGCCTTGGCAAGAAAGCAGATCCCCGCCGATCCTATTACACTACCAACGGAGATGTAAGGGAAGGCCCTCTCGATGATCTAATTGTGGACTCAGAGGGTATCCTTTATAACGGAGAGGATGATAATGGCTTATTGCCATTTATATGCCGCTTGGACGATGAAAAGGAAGTTGACAACGAGGACAACTGGACAAAGGCGAACCCGTCACTGCCGTACTTGCCGATTCTTTTGACTGAGATCAGAAAAGAATACAGGGACTGGAAGAAGAATCCAGACAGACTTCCTGCATTCATGGAAAAGCGAATGAACCGCCCAAGTGGACACAAGGAATGTGGCGTAACCGACTGGGAGAATATCAAGGCGACCAATCATGAGTTACCGGATCTTAAGGGCTGGAACTGTACCGTTGGGATAGACTATATGAAGACCTCAGACTTTGCGGCTGTGAATTTCCATTTTAAGCAAGGAGACCAGCGCTATGATATCAATCGTGCCTGGTTATGCTCAGCATCAAAGGATATACCGAGAATAAAGGCGCCATGGAAAGAGTGGGTCAAGTCTGGAAAACTGGGGTATGTGGATGATGTGGAGATACATCCAACCGTCATAACAAGCTACATACAGGAGATGGGAAGGCTTTACAACATCACAAAGGTGGCAATAGATAACTACAGATATGCACTGATGGCTGATGCACTTGACAAGATAGGTTTCTCAAGAGAGAGAGACAATCTCATATTGATCAAGCAGATAGACATCATGAAGATAGTCCCAGTGATAGATCATTGTTTCATAAACCATTACTTTCATTGGGGCGATGATGTTGTCCTCAGATGGGGCACAAACAATACTAAAGTAATCAGATATGGAAGAGACCAGGGAGCCGACAAGGGCTCCTTTGTTTATGCCAAGATTGAAGCTCGGTCGAGAAAGACCGATCCGTTCATGGCGCTTGTGGCGTCTATGATACCGGAGGCAGAGATCAAGGAAAGACCTCAGTATATAAGGCTGGGAGTCATCAAGATATAGGAGGTAGGACATGGGAGTATTCCGGAATTTTATCGAGAGGATAATCCCGCTGACCAAGAGGGCAGCAGACGGAACAATAATCATAGATATACCGGCATCACTGTATTACAAGGAGCTGGCCATATACACAGCGACATCACTCATAAGCAATGCTATATCCCGATCGGAGATCCGTTGCTATGAAAATGGCAAGCCGGTGAAGAATCGTGATTACTATCTGCTGAATATATCTCCGAACGCGAATGAAAACAGTTCAATATTCTGGCACAAGGTCATCAATAACATGGTCCGAAAAGGTGAGGCTCTTGTAGTGGATGCTGCAGGAGCTCTGTACTGTGCAGACGGCTATACAAAGCAGAGAGACCAGCCCATCAAGGGTGATGTGTATGCCAATGTGTCCGTGGGAACCTTTACGTTTAACAAGGTATTCACGATCAAGGACTATTACCTATTCACGCTGGACGACATCAACGTGCACCAGCTCATAGATGGCTTGTATGAGGACTATAGCAAGATGTTGACAGCAGCATCAAAAGCATTTAGAAACTCTAACGGACAGAAGTATAAGTTGCATATAGATGGCGTGAGGGCTGGAGATGCAGAATTCCAGAAAGATTTTGAGGAGTATGTAAAAAAACAGATAACTGATTACATATCATCGGAAAATGCGATATATCCAGAATTCGATGGATATGACCTTGAACCGGACAAGGGAGCAAATGTTAAGACCTCAGATGATTACCTGAAGCTCCGGGCAGACCTGTTCAAGATGGTTGCCTCGGCATTCCATATTCCGGAATCAATGATGTCCGGAAATATAACAAGCATGAAAGAGATTGTTGGAGCGTTCCTTACGTTCGGAGTGGATCCTTACGCAGATGCCATAACATCCACACTCAACAAGCGTGGAGATGTGGATAACTATCTAAAAGGCAACTATTATGTGGCAGACACAAGCCGTATACAGCACAGAGACCTCTTCGACGTAGCGGCGAGTGTATCAACACTCATAGGATCAGGCGTGTACTGCATAGATGAGACCAGAGAGGAGCTTGGAAAAGAACCACTGAATACAGATTGGTCGAGAAAGCATTTCATAACGAAAAACTTTGAAGAAATAGACAGATTCCTTAAGGGAGTAGCGGAAGGAGGTGAAGGAAAGAGTGAGTAAAAAAGTATTTTATCAGATAACCAGGGATGATGATACGAGAACAGCAGATATCAACATATATGGTGATATCACAGGAAGTGCCGAGATTATCAGAAGCTGGATAGGCGACGATGGCAGCGTATCGGCGAGAGACATTAAGAGTGAGATAGACGGCCTTGACGTGGATACTATCAACGTCTACATCAACAGTTACGGCGGCGAGGTAGCTGAGGCTCTTGCAATATACTCAGCGCTTCAGAGACATAAGGCCCAGGTACATACATACTGTGATGGCTTTGCCTGCTCTGCTGCTACGATCATATTCTGTGCCGGAGACGTCAGGACTATGGGCTCTATAGCTCTCATGATGATTCACAATTGTATGTCATATATTGGCTATGCCAACAGTGAAGAGATGCGCAAGGCAGCAGAGGACAATGACAAGATCAATCAGTCCAGTATCGAGGCATACAAGAAGGTAAGCAACCTCTCAGAGGACGAGATCAAGCAGATGATGAATGCTGAGACCTGGCTCACAGCGCAGGAGTGTCTTGACTATGGATTCGCAACGGAGATAGCCGGTGATGACGATGAAGAGGATGAGGAGACACAGCAGAGTGCCATGGCATCTATACATGACGCCATTCTTGGATACAAGCCTGACGTGAAGAAGTTCTTTGAAGAGCAGACATTAAGGCTTGACCAGATACAGAAGACTATAGACCAGATGAGTAAGGAGAGTGATCCGTCACATCTTGACGGTCAGGAACAGACTGACAATTTCTTACAGAAATTCTTTAAAAATTTATCATAACAGGAGGAAGAAAGAATGTATAAACCAGGTTCTAACCCTGCTATTAAGCAGGCAGTTGACGCCATGAATACAGCAATGGCATCAGGAGACAACGACGCTGCACTGGCAGCATTTGAGCAGTTCGGCCAGGCGGTAGCTGATACCGTCAGAGAGGAGTTCCAGTCGGCAAATGGCGATAATGCCGTACTTGCACAGAGAGGCTTCAGGGTGCTCACCGCAAACGAGACTAAGTTCTACGAGAAGGTAATCGAGGCAGGCAAGGCAAAGACTGTTCAGACCATGAACGGACTTCTCACACCTGAGGTAATGCCTCAGACTATCATTGAGGATGTATACAAGCATCTCATTGAGGAGCATCCGCTCTTAGACAAGATCAACTTCGTATCAGTTCAGTATCTTACTACATGGATCCTGAACGATCACACTGTAAACACAGCCGTATGGGGCGAGGTAAATGATGAGATCACAAAGCAGATCACATCAGCGTTCAGAACTGTCAAGATGGCAGAGAACAAGCTGTCAGCCTTTGCAGTGATCGAGAAGGATATGCTCGACCTTGGCCCTGTGTTCCTCGATAGATACATTAGGACATTCCTTCAGGAAGCCCTTGCCACAGCTCTTGAGAAGGCTATCATCTCGGGAACAGGACACAACCAGCCGATCGGAATGGATAGAGACATTCACCAGGGCGTATCTGTCAACACATCTACAGGATATCCGAGAAAGACTGCTGTCAAGATAAAGTCATTTACGCCGAAGGACTATGGCAATATCCTTGCGAAACTGGCAGAGACAGAGGTGTGGTACACGAACAATACAAGCGGAGCAATCACAGCAGCAACTACGGCAGCGAACAAGGACGGTAGCGCTAAGGATGGATATACAAAGCATGGTGGACGCACAAGAGTGTTCGATCAGGTTACACTTATCTGCAACCAGAAAGATTATCTGGAGAAGATCATGCCGGCCACTACTGTAATCACAGCAGCCGGAACATACGCCACAAATCTGTTCCCATTCCCAACTGACGTAGTACGTTCAGCCGAGATGGCCACAGGTGAGGCTTTGCTCGTACTCCCTGAGGAGTATTTTGCAGGGCTTGGATCATCCAAGGAGGGAATTCTTGAGTTCTCAGACGAGTTCAAGTTCACACAGGATCAGAGAGTGTTCAAGATCAAGCTCTACGGCAACGGTAAGGCATACGATAACAGTGTGGCTATCCTGCTTGACATATCAGAGCTTGAAGCCGCTTATGTCATGATCAAGGCAGCAGATGTTAATGTGACAACACAGGCAGCATCATCATAAGGAGTGAGTACACATGCTTGATAAGAACAATATGCCAGAAGAGTTTGTAACAGATGTCAAAAGACACCTGCAGATCACCTGGAATGATCCGGATACAACCGAGAGCCTTATCAGCATGATGCTTGATGGGGAGATAGAGCTTAATCACTTGTTTGGAGCGGAACTTGACTATTTCGCTCCGGGCTTGGCTCACAGGCTCTATCTCTCATATATGCTGTACGCATACAACAAGGCACTTGATGAGTGGGAAGGAGCCTACAGAGCGGACATCCTGAAACTACAGCATATCTGCAGAGTGAAGGAGGCTAGAAATGCTAAAGAGCAGGTTTAGTAACTACAATGATGGCATTGTTTACATTGTTAAAAAGAAACAAAAGTCAACAGACTTTAACGCTGCCAAGAATGCGCTCAGCCGAGATGATCTTGAAGAGGTGGTCAAGCTTGCATATGAAGAGAAGAGCAAGAGAGACGAGGACATCGAGTTCGCATCGAGCCAGGGCAGGACACTCTCTTTAAAAATAAAGACAAGATCATACAAGGTGGATCCTACATTAAAGGCCATAGCAGGTGACACGCTCTACAGCATCATCAAGCTGGATCACGACAGGGCAAAGCAGGAAATGTACATATATCTTGAAGAGGAAAGGAAGTTAAGCGATGGAGTTAATACCTGAAGAAAGAGAACAGGCAGAATCAATACTTGACGAGACAAGAAAGACTCTTGAAGAGCTTGCCAGATCAAGCGATGTGCCGATGGCAGGGGCATATTACGGCACTTGTACAGCGGATCATCTGGACGAATGGAATTACTTTGTCTTTAACAGGACAAAGACTTCAAAGGCATCAAACCGGTGCGATCTGCAGACCAGATATGAGGTGCATATCATTCATGAGAACTGTATCCCTGAGGGGTATGTGCAGACTGTTATTGATGCGATTGAGGCACAGAGCACACGTTGCGCCGGCGCAAAAATGAAGGCAACATCAGACGATATCCCGTATGAATACATCACGAAGGGCAACACAGATGTGGTTGTTGAGATGGCAACTATTACGTTTGTACACCCGGAAAAGAGGGTGTAAATGGGAGTTAGATCAGAATGGTTCAAGCTGGAGGGCGATGTTGTCTTAGATGATCTTATTGATTCATATAAGGATGACGGAATAAGGGTCATCAACGATGTTCTTCATAATGAGGGCGCTGACGTCATTCAGAAGAACATAGCGAGTATCCTGCCAGTATCAGGAAGAAACTGGAACAAGAAGAAGAAACCGGCAAGTGTAGCGAAGCCATTTGAACACAGAGACAGCTTACTAGCAGTTACGATAGCGTCAAGAGGCTCCTATCATTATCTGTATTGTCCTGACGATGGAGAAAACACAAGGAGACATGCTGGTGGCCAGCACTTCATGATGCGTGGAGCAGAAGAATCATCAGATAAAATCATAGAAATATGCCTGGGAAAACTTCTGGGCGACTAGGAAATCCTAGAAAGGAGATAAAAATGTCAAACATCTTTTCAGAATTTGAAATAATAGAACAGCATATCAAGGTAGCAGGAGAAGATACATATGAGGATATGAACTGTGTAGGTTCGAGCGAAGAGGAACTTGCAGTCAGAACAATCACAAAGAAGTGCCGGGGTAGAATCAGGAAGAAGAGAACTCGTGGTACTGGAGATGGAACACTGAAAGAATCCCTACATGTACCTCGCACGGTCTATAACAAGATATATGATATGACAAGGGAGAAGCTGGCCAAGGGTGTATATGCCTATGGAGAAAACAGCAAACACCCTGAATTCTCACTGACACAGAAGGTATTGGATGAAGACGAGAATGTCAAGTATAAGGCATACCCTAGATGTATTTTATCGTCGGGACCATCAAGGAAGATCGAAAACGGAGCGGAAGAAGTGGCCGAGTTGGAGATGACCATTGATCTGATGCCGGATGAGAATGGTGAATGCATGTACGAGGCGCTTGAGAGTGAGCTTGAAAGCGAAGAAATCAAGCAGCAGTGGCTTACTAACTTCTCACTAGAACTTGTAAAGGCAGTATAAGAGATAAGAGCACCCGCAAGGGTGTTCTTTTTTGTAGGAGGAAATAAATGGTATACCACAAATTACTGATGGCGGATGGAAGATTTGAAAACGTGACGCTCAATCTTGGCGCTATAGCAGAGCTTAACAAGAGAAATAAGCCGCTGGCAGATGAATATTTTGCCAAGAAGAAGGGCGAAGACTTCAACGAGCTTGACATGGCGAAGTTCATCTACATTGCCTACGCATGCGCACATCTTGATGAAGATATCCCATCGTTTGAAGAATTCCTAACCGAAGTTACAGACGATAGGGAGGAACTTGGAACGACGTTTGAGAATCTGTTCAATTCCGCGAAAAAAAAACGGGATTCCGTGATGCATTCCGGAAAGCCACGAAGGAGAAAGAACGGTCGATAAAATTACCCAGGTTTGAGCTGGAGGACATAGAGGACTACTACACGTATTATGTGTTGATCCTCGGAATCCCGGAAAAAACATTTTACGACAGCGACTTAAACTTTCTGTCGGCGGTTGCAGCAAATAAGGCAGCCTATGACGGATGGATGAACTACGCAGTGAAGAAGGCAGGTGAGAGACGTGGCTAAGAAGAAGAGCGAGGCAAGCGTCAAGTTTACAGCAGACACAAAAGAATACACAGCGAACCTCGATTCGGCAAGGAATACAACGAAGAATCTGAAGGCAGAGCTTAAGCTTGTCGAGGCGCAGTTCAAGAATACTGGTGATGAGGGCGAGTATTATACCCAGAAACAATCAATACTTGAGAGACAGCTTGAGGCTAACCAGCAGGAGCAGGAAGCCCTTACAAAGAAGCTTGAGGCTGCAAAGGCCATATATGGCGAAAACAGCGTTGAAGTTGACAAGTGGGCGAGGGCAATACTGAGCTCACAGACACAGGCAGAGAGGCTCAAAGGTCAGCTCGCCAACCTTATACCGGAAGTAGATGAGAATGCACAGGCTATGGCAGAGCTCGACAGCGCCATGGCGGAGTCGGACAGCACAACATCACAACTCACCGCCAAAATGAAACTTGCAGAGGCTCAGTATAAAGCTACCGGCGACGAGGAGGAATACCTCAGCCAGAAACAGAAGCTCCTTGAACAGGAGATAGAGGCGAGTAAGCGAAAGCAGGAGACCCTCACGCAAAAGCTGGATCTTGCTAAAAAGGCATATGGTGAGAACAGCGACGAGGCAAGAAAGCTAGCGACACAGCTCACTAACACACAGACCGACACAGTGAAGCTGCAGACTGAGGCTAAGAACCTGAGCAATGCTCTTGAAGAGAATGCGAAGGATCTTGAGGCAGCAGGCGAAAGTGCGAAAGAGGCAGGCGAAGGCTATACTGTTGCGAAAGGAGCGATGGCAAACCTTGTGAGCGATGGCATCAAGGGGCTTGGTTCTGAGTTGTCAGAGATCGGAACGGACTCAGATGCGGCAAGTGCGAGATTTGCGGCTGCTACAGGCACAGCGGCTGACTCCATGGATGAATACAACCAGGTCATGCAGGAGATATACAAGGACAACTTCGGAGAAAGCCTCACGGACATAGCAGAGAAGATGACGAAGGTTAAAGAGGTAACCAAGGAAGTAGATCCTGCACAGCTGAAAAAACTGACTGAGAATGCAATCACCCTCGAAGATACGTTTGACATGGATATGACCGAGACTCTGAGAGGCGTCAATTCACTTATGAGCCACTTCGGACTTTCGGCTGATGAGGCGTTTGATCTAATGGCAAGTGGCGCACAGCAGGGGCTTAATTATACTGATGAGCTTGGTGACAATGTATCGGAATATGCAGGTAAGTTCGCTGAGGCCGGGTACACGGCTGATGAGTATTTCCAGTTGTTAAAGAATGGTTCAGAGGGCGGTGCATATAACCTGGACAAAGTCAATGACGCTATTAACGAGGTAACGACAAGACTTGGAGATGGAACTATTGCGGACACCATGACACAGATCGACGAGAAGACCGGAGAGGTCAAGGACGGCACAGGTGTGTGGAGTCAGAAGACTGAAGAGCTGTTTGCCAAGTGGCAGACAGGCGGAGCAACACAGAAGGAAGTAGTCTCTTCAATAGTTGCAGATATTCAGAATGCCAAGACGGAACAGGACAAGATGAACCTGGCCGCACTTGCGTTCGGAACAATGGCAGAGGATGGTGGCACACAGTTCATTCAGAGCATCTCGTCAGTCGGCGACAGCTTCAGCGATACCAAGGGCAAGATGGACGAGGTGGCCAACACAAGATATGACGATGTGGGCAGTTCGCTTGAAGGACTTGGCAGAACCCTCAAACAGGATATCATACAGCCGATAGTTACTGACGCGATACCGAAGGTGACAGAAATCATAGAAAATGTATCGAACAATGTACCGCTTATAGTGGCAAAGCTCCAAGAGATGCAGCCAATCATCACGGCGATAGCCGTGGTCATAGGAGTATTAACAACAGCAATGGCAATCCAGTCAGCAGTGACAGGAGTCAAAGCGGCTATGGAGGCGGCAGAGACCACTACACTGTGGGGACTTGTAG